ATGCTTGGTGTTGCCGGCGTATTTGGTGGGGCTTTGTTCTCAGCTATGCATGGCAGTCTTGTCACGTCTTCTTTGGTTCGTGAAACCACTGAAGAAATTAGCCAGAACTATGGCTACAAGTTTGGTCAAGAAGAAGAGACATATAACATCGTGGCTGCGCATGGTTATTTTGGACGTTTGATTTTCCAATATGCAAGCTTTAACAATAGTCGTTCACTCCACTTCTTTCTCGCGGCTTGGCCTGTCGTCGGCATCTGGTTTACTGCTCTCGGTGTTTCTACTATGGCTTTCAATCTTAATGGTTTTAACTTTAACCAGAGCGTGATTACACAGCAGGGTCAGGTTGTAAACACTTGGGCTGATGTGCTGAACCGTGCCAACCTTGGCTTTGAAGTCATGCACGAAAGGAATGCTCATAACTTCCCGCTTGATCTTGCAGCAAACAACATCGTACCTATCGCACTGAAAGCACCTGCTGTTGGATAACTATGCCTCTTAAAAAAGTTAAAAAAGTACTTCAAAAAACAACTGCTGGTAAGTCCTCTAAGGCACGCGATAAGCAAAACGAAGCATACAAAAAACTACTCAAGAAAAAATAATCATCCCGTCCGTTCATCTTCTTAATTATGGAATACGAGATTAGAGTCAACGATGCCTACGTTGAACTTATGCACAGGGCTGTGTCGTTCTATTTAGACAAGTGGCCTGGTGGTGATCCAGTTGAGCAAGAAGCTCTACTGGTTCTCAAAGCTCAACTAGACAGACTGAAGCTCGAAGTTTTGTTTGACACGATGTAGAAGACGCATGCTACTAACAGTATGGAACGGGACTGTTAGATCTCTTCGGAGGTAAACATCATGACACGTGTACCACGTCGGTATGTGTATCGCGGTGTCGCATACACCAAGTGATTAGTTAAGGCTAACAGGGAGGTTCGAGTCCTCCCTCACTTATTGGCTTTGGCCCGGTAAGCCGGATACCCTTAGCCGTCTAGACGGTGGGATAGACCACATGACAATTGAATAACTCTGAACGTTCAGAGAGTGGTTATACATTATTACTCTCTCTTATAAATGGCACAACAACTTACTTCCCCTAAGGCACCACAGGTAATTCCTGGTGCTAATAATCTGGCTGGGGGCCAGACTCCAACAACTGATCAGCGTAGGGCTCTTTACCTAAAGCTGTTCAGCGGTGAGATGTTCAAAGGGTTCCAACATAACACTATCGCTCGCGATATGGTTATGAAGCGTACTCTTAAGAACGGCAAATCTCTTCAGTTCATCTACACTGGTCGGACCCAAGCTGAGTACCATACTCCTGGAAATCCGATTCTTGGTAACAGCGACGGTGCACCGCCCGTGGCAGAGAAGACCATCACGGTAGATGATCTGCTTATCAGCTCAGCGTTCGTATACAACCTTGATGAGACTCTTTCTCATTACGATCTGCGAAGCGAGATCAGCCGCAAAATCGGCTTCGCACTCGCAGAAAAATATGACCGCCTGATCTTCCGTGCAATTGCACGTGGTGCTCGTAAGGCTTCTCCTGTTAGCGCAGCTAACTTCGCTGAGCCCGGTGGCACCCAGATCCGTGTTGGCTCTGGTAACAACGAATCTGATGCTTATTCCTCTTCCGCTCTGATTGCAGCCTTCTACGACGCTGCTGCTGCGATGGACGAAAAGGGAGTGAGTGGCGACGGACGTGTGGCTGTTCTCAACCCACGCCAGTACTACGAACTGATCCAAGCTGTTGGTTCCAACGGCCTGGTGAACCGTGATGCTCAAGGCTCTGCACTGCAGTCCGGCCAAGGCATCATCGAGATCGCTGGCATCAAGATCTTTAAGTCAATGAACATTCCGTTCCTTGGCAACTACGGCACCAAGTTCGGTGGCACCACTGGACAGACTTCACCTGGCAACCTGGGTGACTTCATTGGTCCTGCTCTTGAAGATGCTTCTACTGCACAAACAGGCATCAACAACGACTATGGCACTGCAGCCGAATTCGGCGCTGTGTCTGCTGGCCTGATCTTCCAACGCGAAGCAGCCGGTGTTGTTGAAGCAATCGGTCCTCAAGTCCAAGTCACCAACGGTGACGTATCCGTCATCTACCAGGGTGATGTGATGCTCGGACGTTTGGCCTGTGGCGCAGATTACCTCAACCCTGCTGCAGCTGTTGAGCTGTACGTTGGTGGTACTGCACCCTCCGATTTCTGATATTTATTCTTTCCTAGGGATCCTTCGGGGTCCCTTTTTTTTATTCTTATGTCCTCAACTATTGGCACCGATACCGAACTATCCGCTGTGAACTCAATCTTGGGGAGCATCGGACAAGCGCCTGTTACTCAATTGAATACAGAGAACCCTGAGATCTCATTTGTTTATAACATCTTCCGTGAAGCTATGGTCGATGTACAGAATGAGGGATGGGTTTATAACCGTGAAGAAAACCTGCCGTTGTCGCCTGATCAAGATGGATACATCTATGTACCTAGTGACACTCTGAGGTTAGATATCAGCGGAGGTCAAACTGACCGAAGTACAAATGTCGTCCTACGTAAGGGTCGTCTATACGACAAGGTACGTCACACAGATGTATTCACTCAACCGATCGAAGTTGATATAGTTCGTATTTATGACTTCGCTGATATACCTTCTGTCTTCCAAAGATATATTGCAGCCCGTGCTGCATCACGTGCAGCTACACAGTTGGTATCTAATCCACAACTTGTACAACTTCTACAACAGCAGGAAGGCATGACACGTGCAGCCTGTATTGAATATGAATGTAACCAAGGTGACCATAACTTTATGGGATTCCCAAGTGATACATATTACCAAACCTACCAACCCTTCCATGTATTGAGGCGCTGATGGCAAGCATTACACAAAAGATTCCAAACTTTGTACTAGGTATTTCAGAACAACCCGACGATCAGAAACTACCTGGTCAAGTCAGGAACGCTGTGAATGTTGTGCCTGACCTTACTGAAGGTTTGATGAAACGACCAGGCTCTCAATTTGTAGCTACGTTGTCAAACGTGCAGGCTGATGGTTGCTGGTTTAACTATTACCGTGATGAAAATGAAGGATCATATGTAGGACAGGTAGCTAGAGATGGAACCACACGTGTGTGGCGCTGCAGTGATGGCGTAGAGATGAGCATCACTGGTAGCAACAGTCCATCTACATACTTGGCTCATAGTAACGACGGAGAAATACAGGCTCTTACCATTAATGACACCACCTTTCTTGTAAATAGAACCAAGACGGTTGCTATGACTACAGCTGTTGGTGGTTCAAAGCCAGACACACATTCTGCTTATGTTGAGCTAAAGCTGATTCAACCGCGTCGTCAGTATGGATTGAATATTTACAGTAATACAACTACAGCTTTAGAGCGGTCAGCTACTACTGTCAAAGTCACTGGTCCGTTTAATAATAATGTTGATGATGAAGAAGATTGCAGATACACTGGATCAAAAGTGCATGTTGATCCTGCAACTGGTATCGCTGTTCGTGTAACTGTTGCTGGTCAACCTTTTGTATCTGGTTACGATAGTAATCCTCCTAATGCAAGGTACAGTGCTCAATATAATTTGCGTGTTGATCTGCTGCATGGTGGTTCTTACACATCATCGTTGCCAACTTTTACAGTTGTAGTTGAAGGTGAGGACTATACGGTTACTGTTACTAAAGAAGTATCTGCTTCTTATAAAGGTAACCTAAGTCGTGTTCGTCCTGTCCCTGTAGACATTGAAGCTGAGACTAGTACTTCTGTAGCTGGTGTACTGAACTCTATTGTCTCTGAGATAACTGGAGTTACAGCTACTATTATTGGTAGTGGTATCTACCTGACACACAGCTCTCCATTTAATATCGAAGCTTTAGAAAGTGATCTTTTTCAGATCACTCAAGACACTGTTAATGATGTTTCCAAACTGCCTACACAATGCAAAGATGGTTACATCGTTAAAGTTACCAACTCTGCACAGCTGACTGAAGATGACTACTACTTGAAATTTACTGGTAGTAGTGGTGATGGCCCTGGTGTTTGGGAGGAATGTGTAGGACCAGGTATCGAGACAACCTTCGATGCAACGACTTTGCCTTACATCCTGCAGAGGACTGGTGCTACCACCATGACCTTAGGAACTTATACGTGGGCACAACGTGAGGTAGGAGACGAAAATACTAATAAGAAGCCATCATTTGTTGGCAAAAAAATTAACCAGGCTTTATTTCATAGAGATCGCCTGGTCTTATTGAGTGGATCAAACATTATCCTCAGCCAGCCTGGTGACCTTGGTAACTTCTGGAACAGGACAGCTCTTACATTCTCAGGCGTTGACCGTATTGATATTTCTTGTAGTTCGTCTAGTCCTAATGAATTGGTTGATGGCATTGAGATGAACACTGGCCTTGTGCTGTTCAGCAGTAATGCTCAGTACCTGTTCACAACAGACGATACTGCTTTGAATCCTGAGACAGCCAAGGTTAATGTCTTATCTACTTACAACTATAATCCTGAAGTATCTCCCATCTCATTAGGCACAACACTTGCCTTTGTAGACAACGCTGGTAAGTTCAGTAAGTTCTTCGAGATGGTCAACATCCGAAGAGAAGGTGAGCCAGATGTCGTAGAGCAAAGCAAGCCTATCTCCAAGTTGATGGGTACTGGTCTAAACCTTGTTGCTAACTCACGTGAAAACTCCTTTGTCTTCCTTGCGGAAGTAGGTACTCAAATTGTTATTGGCTTCAGATACTTTGGTCAGGTTCAAGAACGACTTCAAGGTGCTTGGTTTAAGTGGCGGCTACGTCGTCCAATAGCAAATCACTTTGTTGTTGATGATGACTATTACGTCATTCATGATGACAATACGTTGACCCGGATGCCATTGCAAACCTCAGCATCTACGCCATCTATTCTCAGCGACAAAGATGAATTTGATATTCACCTTGATCACTTCGTGACTGTAGCATCTGGGTCCATGACCTATAACTCTGCCACCAGAAAGACTACCTTTGCATTACCTGCTGCTTTTAATACCAGCGGATCTATTGCAGCTATCGTTACTAACAATAGTGACGACAAGGGACGCTATCAAATAGTTGAGGGTACTGAGCAAGCATTCGAGGCCCTGGTAGGTGAGACCCTTCTCATTGATGTCAATGACGATATTAATGCTGAGTTCATCGATCTAAATACTGCTGACCTTGAGGGTGCCACTGTGTATGACCTTGAGGCTGGTACGACAATGCTGAATTTACTTGGTGGAGCATCCACTGAGTATGACTCTGGTGGTCAAACTGTTTCTCTTACAGGTGACTGGACAGCACAACCCATCACGGTTGGTTATTTGTATGAGATGAGTGTGGAGTTGCCAACCATCTTCCCAACTAAAACAGCAGACCAACGTGTCGTTTCAGACACCTCTGGTGCGTTGATCCTTCAACGGCTGAAGTTTAACTTCGGTCCTGTTGGTGAATTTTGGACAACTCTCAAACGTACTGGTAAATCTGACTACGTAGATAAGCATGAATCATCTTTGATGAATGGCTATAGCGCCAACACCGCACCATACGTTGAGGATAGTTTCAGAACAGTACCTGTTTATGAGCGTAATACCAATGTAAATGTCGTCCTTAAATCAACCCACCCCTCTCCCGCAACCCTGCAATCCATGTCTTGGGAAGGAGAATACACAAACAACTTCTACAAGCGGATCTAGATTTATACACCCAATTACATATGAGGCTGCCGTTGAGGTGGCCTCTAATCTACGGCCTGAAGACCATAGAGAGGTAGTTGATGGGTATGGGGTAGATCCTATAGATGCGATACCTAAAGAAGCTTTGAAAGGCTTCTGCATATATTTCACAGTACCTGACGGCAGGACTGCCGGACTAGCTGGGATAGGTGACAACGGAGCTATATGGATGCTTTGTACTCCAGCTATCCATGACTTCCCTGTTCTGTTTGCTAGGCAGGCTAAACGCTTTATAGACAGCAGAACAGAGAAACTACTGTGGAACTATGTAGACAAACGCAATACAGCACACCTTAGGTTGCTGAAATATCTGGGGTTTACCTTTGTTGAAGAGATTCAATTTGGTCCCAAACAATTACCCTTTATTCTGTTTAATAAATGGCATTCCCATTTGCACCAATCTTAGGAGCTGCCGGAGCACTTCCCGGAGCTATTACTTCTATTGCTGGTCTCTTTGATAACTCAGCTAACAGAGCTGTACACGAAAGAAACAAAGCAAGAGTTCGTCAGATTAATTTTCAGAATTCACTGATCCGTGGCGACAATCTCAAGATACGCAGTGACTTCAATGCTCGTAAGTTAAGTGTACTTGAGAATATTGACAATATTCAATTGGCATCTGATCAAGCAAGAGGACGTGCGCGTCTTGGTCTTGATAGAGCTACTAGACAGTCAATGCTTGGCAATCAAAAAGATGTACGACGTATGTTCCAAAGTCTTAGTTCTCGTCAAGGCACTATGAATGTTGGCAATAGACAAGCACTTCTTGATTACTCTGCTGCTGCTACTGCCAGAGCAAACAAATTAACTCAGGTTAGTGATGATCTGATTACATCAGAGTACGATGCAAGATTGGCACAACAGAATGCAGTCAAGCTTCAGAAAGAGCGTGTAGCAATGATGCCTCAATACAAGCAATACATTCGTAACTACGAACCTGAGCAATATCAAAATGATATGACTCAACGTGTGCTAGGTGCCGTTGGTGGTTTAGCTGGTGCAGCAGTGACTGGTTTTGAGACCTTTGATAAGTTCAAAGTACCTACTGATCTTGATGGATATAACCCAGGTGTTAATTCCAATCTAAAGATAGGTAAGTTTAATCCTAATTTGTTTGATACCTCATTTGGTTATGGGAGGTACGCAAAATGACATCTACACCTATGCAAGCTCCTGACTATGGGTCAGGTCAAGGTGCATCTTTAAGTGAATCTATGCAGGCTGTATATGACAGTATTTTGCAGGATGAACAGACTCGAACAAGTAATGCATCTACTCAATCAAAGCTACCTGAGTCGTTAGCAGCATTCAGCAAAACAGCATCTGATACAGCTAACATTCTTTTTCAAAAAAAGATTGACGATACCAAAGCTAAGGCTTTGTATGACGCCCGTATGGATGGCAGTATTAGTCAAGACCAGATTGCTGCTTATGACGCTGAAGTTAATGAAATCAATAGCAACCACCGAACTATTGAAAAAGCAGCTGATTCAATCGAACGTGCTGATCAACACGACATTGTTGCTGAACGTGTAAGAAGTACTGACCCTTACTATCAGTACTACTACAAGCTAGGCCAGCTACGTAATCAAGTTAGTGAGCTTCCAATGCTCCATGCCCAGTTAAAGGACACTCTTACTATTCGTGGTGCTGACGGCAGGTCACTCACCTACGACGAGATTACTGAGTACGACGACATGGCAGCTTGGAATGCCCAAGCAGAAGTTTATATGAACAGAGCTTTTGCAGGTGTCAGCCCAGTGCTTGCAGCTAAAGAAATCTTCCCACAGATGGATGAACTGTTTACAAGGGATGCACAGAGGTGGGCCACTGCTAATGCTAAGAAAAGGAAGGATGCTCGTACTGCTACTCAAAAGGAGCTGATGTTTGATGCTATCCAAAGTGGTGATACCGCAAAGATCAAGATTGCTTTTGAAACCAGCACGTTGTCAATCGATGAATTATGGGCACCTATAAACCAACTAGCTAAAGCAGGAAAACTGACAGATGTTCAAGAAGCTGCTATTGGTAATACTGAAATTGTAGATAGAGCTACAGGTAAAAAAGTTTTTATCAAAGACAAGTTTTCTATGCAGTTTGATGCTTTAGAAGATCTAGCTGTGCAAGGCAATATCAGTCGTATGCGTCAGGATGATTACCTTGAGGAACAAGCATTCCTCGATCAAGTCCAAGAAGACATTGCTGTGCTTACTGGGGATCCTGATGATCCTGATGGATATACGATAGATCAAGTTGATCAGTACATTGCTAAGTACATGGGGTATA